AAATATAGAAAATTTATATTATTGCAACTACAATGGAAAGTTTTTCTTCCATGCTCTAATTGACCAATAGGCAGGGGATAAGGTTTTTTGACCCTTTACTTCCTTTAAAACACCACCCATTCTGGCTAGAAATGACTTTTGTCTAGCAGGGATATTCTTTTTGATACGCATCTTTGGGTCGCCAAATCGGACAACTTTGACATTACCAGTAGATTTATCTTTAACGTAAACGCCAAACTTCTTTGATTTATTCGGTGTTCTAAATGGTTTGTTTAATTTAACTTCTCTGCCTCTGTATTTAGCCATTAGTCTTGATACCACTCTATGAGATTATCTTCAATATATTCTTGGATTATTTGCTTTTCTTTAAAAGGATTGTGTCTTGCTCCATAATATTCTTTGTGTCTAAATTCTCTTTTGGTGTATCGGTTAGGTGTAATAAAGAAATCAAATTCATCTATATAGATTTTATTCTCTAGGTTGTTGATTGCCCAATAGATAGAAACAAAACCTGCTGTGGGGAATGTCATCTTCGTTTCTTGACACATAACTTGGTAATCTCGTAAATCCCATTCGTAGGTATATTCTTTCATGTACTCTGGATAGTGTTGCATTCGCACTCCAAAGTCCTCACCACATAATCGCACAATATAACTACTGTGCTTTGAGATATCTAAGTTCTCTTTCTTGATACACGCCTCTGCTAAATTGTTTATCCAGACATCATGGTCATCTTGATATCCTAAGTTCATTCGGAACGTAATTACATCTTTGTATTCTTTTTCTCTGACAGGTTCTTTGTTGCCTATAATGACGATTGGTTTATCGCCGATAAATTCTTGTATCTCTTGTAGTGTTCTCAAAATTCATATCCCCAATATTCTAAATCTTTGGCATACTTAGTTGCCACAATCTCTCTAGTTTCATCTGAATAGTATTCAGTATAGTGATGTTTATCGGATGCGTTCTTGACAGGTAAATTAAAATCTTTGATGCCAATGCGTTCACAGACATAATGCCAGTCAGTAGCCAAGTGTTCATACCTGCCTACAAAATCTACTGCAATCGTGTCATTAATAGATAGATAATCCCATTGTGTCCATTTGTGGAATAATCGGTCATCTTTGCCTAATGTTGTTTTAATGAAGTTATCAAAGTTCACATAATGTCTATCAGCAAATCCACTGGCTAATAAATCAAAAGGGTTTCTGACAAAGGCAAATTTAAAATATCCATCTGGTACTTTATCAATGAAGTTAGATACTGCATTGTGCATTCCATAATCGTGCATAGGTATCTGCCAACCTTTATTATCTCTGGATGAATTAGTGATATGAACTTGCTTGGCGTATTTATTTAAAACAAATCCCATACTAGAACCTGCTGTCTTAGGAGTATGGATAAAACAGAACTTATGTGTGTGTGAGATTATTGCCATAGTTTTATCAATGAGGGAGGATATCCACCTTCTTCTGGTTCGATAACTTTCTGATAAGGGAATAATTTAACAGCATAGTCATACCAATCTCTATTACTGTCATGCAGGAAAACTGTTGCTTTAGGATATTTGATATATGCCATAGTTAAACAAGTACCTCTGGCAACACCATCTACTAATATCGTATCTACATTGTCAGCAGTGAAAGAAATATAATCATGTAGTCCAGACGGATTTTCTTCAAAGGGTGTTGCATTGTTGCCAATATGTTTACCTTCAATCAAACGGAAATCGTGATTGTCATAATCACAGACTGCTTTTACTTTGGCATACCATTCTGGGTGATGTTCAATAGAGGTTAGTTTTCTACCTTTGAGATTTTGCAAGAAATACAGAGTAGTTCCACCACAACCCCATTCTAGCAAATGTTTACCCACATGAGATAAGATATAATCTCTTTGGTTCTTAGCCATTAGACAACGCATTAATTTTACTCCTAATAATTTCTTTACCAATCTTCCCAGTCCAATGCATACATTTTACATCTTCTCTGGGTTCTGCTAAACGTAGCCAATTATATTCTTTTGGGATTTCTTTAATAGAATAAAAATTCTTGATAATTTCAAAGGTTTCTTGGTCGCCACGATATTGACGATATTCACATAGTTCTGCCCACTTATAGACTGGTTGTTTATTATTGACGCAGACTAATCCAGACTGCCATTCGGTATTGCGATTACACCAATCTTTGGTCATGCCAAAATCTGCTGTACCTGTCAGTTCAAAGATATCAGATATATCTTCTTTGATTTCTATATCACAATCAATCCAACAAACACTATTAGAGGGTGCTTCTATGATTGCTCTTGGTTTATAGAACCAAGCATTTTCTTTCCAATCTATTTTAACTGTATTTGGATATTTGTTCCTAAGACCGAAGTCTGCGATATATAGAGGTTTATCAATATGCTTATTAAAATTATGAATAAACCAATCCAGTATATCTTCATAATCAGAAGTCGCACCAGTTAGAAAAATCACTTTTTCTTTTTGCGTTTTTTCATAGCAGACTTAATTGATTTCTTTGGTCTGCCTCTTTTACTTCCGTATGTTCCTTTTCCGTATGGCATTGATTAATCCTTTCTTGATAATGTTTAAAACATAATAACTCTAGCATACCGAATTTAAAATTGAAACCTATACAGGCATACTGACCACAAAAACATTTCTGGTCTTTATCTCTTTTTTGATGACTCCAAGTTACAAAGTCTTGGCTACTTACGACTTTTCCTTTTGGTTGCACGTCTGACGATATCTTTGTCATAAGTTGATGACCTTCCCCTGCTGATTAATTTATTGACCCTTGCCATACTCCATTGTGCCATACCAATCTTTGGTCTTGACCCACTAGAAAGAAACGCACCCTGTCCTCGTCTATAAGATGCTTTTAGGTCGCTAAAGGTAAATAGTTTAGACTTCTTTGCTTTTGCTTTTAAGGTAGCAATTGTAGATGCTGATAATGGTTTACGTCTAACCATTAATCGTAATCTTCAAGGAATAAAGCAATAGAACCAGATACAGCAGTTGTTGCATCTGCTTTTGCTCTTAATTCAATATCTGTTTTTTCTTCTACCATAAACGGAATGACGAATGTTTCAAATAACGGAACACCAAAAGTAGATTGAAAACCTACTGTATTCCAAACATTACCATTACTAATTGTTTTAGTCATAATCTTTGCTTCAATCTCTTTTTGCTTTGATGAACCAATAGATGCTTGAACTATATATCCTCGTTTATTGGCAGGGATAGTATAAATAGCTGATAGACTAGAACCATATCCTATAACTACTGCTCCGACTGTTTTACTATCTACAGTTGCAGTTAATGTTCCAACATTAGCATCGCCTGTGGTAGCAGTTAGCATTCTTAAGGAAAATACTCTGATAAATGTTTGAGCAGTAGCACCACCACCAATTGTAGCAGTAGCAGTTACTTGATTATAATTTGCGTCTAATCCTGTTACTAGAACAGTTCCACCATTATCAGCAATTGTGTTTGAAGATGTGACTGCACACCCTGTCGCAGTAGTAGGATAAACGGGAAATCCACCCACTCCCCAAACAGTTTCAAATGATGTGCCAACAGCAGTATTATATCCAAATTGTCCGACTGCTGAGAAATCCTCTACTAATCCTTTAGATACAGAAATACCTAAATCAAAACTAGGTGGATTATTTTGAAATTGAAATCCCATTAGATTTTAGTCCTTTGTTTTAATAAACTCATAGGGATCTTTTTACCTGCTTTGTAGAGATTTGCAATCCTGGTTAATAAACTAACTCTTTTAGCTTTCTTAGATCCTTTAAGACCAGATAAGTATTTCTTTGGTAGTCCGGATTTCTTATCCTTAGGAACTTTACGTTTCGGCAATCTCTTCTCCTTCTATTCCTGGAGTAGCGAACTCTCCAATCTGTTCTGGAGTTGCATCTATTTCATTATCTATATTTGCAATCTTTTCATCATCATCAACAACAGCTCTAGCTATTTGTTTATCTACTTCTTTAGCAAAGGTAGATGATCTGACTCCACTAGCTTTCGCAGCTTGTAAGAATTGGAGATCACTTGCATAATCTCTCAGATCAAATGAATCTGGATAAATAATCTCACCATCAAATGTAGTACCTTGCCAGGCTGCATATAAATCAAAGATCTGCTCTTCTGCATTTTGTAAGTAATCAGCTTTCTCAGCTAGTCTTGCATTAAGTAATTGAAACTCTGTTTGTAAGGCAATACCAGAATTAACAGTTTTTTCTGTACCTCTCACTGCTCCCATGTGTGTAATACGATCAATGGCTTCTACTTTTGTATTAATAACTTTCATAATGCTCTCCAGGGATTGAGAGCTAGGTTGAATGATATATGGTTTTAAATCTGCTGATAGATCTTCTGGCATTTCAATAATAGATCCTGCTCCGGCACTAGCTTCTACATTCGGAGTTTTAACCAGGCTAGGATGATTAGACAATCTAATAAGCTGCTCTATCTCAGAATAATCATTGTAAATAGATTTCTGTAACTCAGCGACATCTGATAGATCAGATATTCCTATGCCCTTTTTTGAACTTCTTTGGTTATATAAAACAACTGCCGGTATTCTGCCCAATGCGTTTGGCTGCTCATCAATCTTAATTGGTTTCTTGGTTGCATATTCTACTGTGAATTCTTCTACCTTATAGGTGGTGATTTCTTCTGGTGTCCATACTTTGACAATGGCATCCTTCTCCATCATATCCTCTACAACTGTAAGAGCTGTTAGATAATATTTACCATTAGATGCTCTTTCATATTTCCAGTTAGTAATATTCTCTGGTGTATAGATAGATATATATGGTCGGATATCTTGTTGCAATTCTTCTGCCCTGGTCTTTGCGTTTGATTGTGGTTTGTCAATAATAGCCCAACAAGATCCATAGATAGATGCGTTAATCTGCATCTCTCTGATAATGTTATTGTAAGCTCTACCATCTAGATCTGCATCAGCTATGAAAGCCTCTAACTGAGGATCTCCAGTTAAGCTGCCAAAGTTTCTAGTAGGTGGAACTCTAAATAGGAATGAAGAATAGATTTGCACCACATTTCTACAGTGGTTATCTAAGGGAGTAAATTCTGTTCTATTTAAATATTCTTGCTCTGTTTCTAAAACGTATCTATGGAGAAAATATCCATTCTCATAATCTTGGCCTCCCAGGTATGATCTATAATGAAAGTTCCAGTCATTCATTTTCTGCTTATAATCTGGGTGCAGCTCTGTTAAAAAATCTCTATCAAATGTTGCCATTAACTAAACCTTTGTGGTGGTGATGGTGTAAACTCCCTTCTCACCGGAAATAAAAACTCAACAAGATAACCAAGAGCATCATTCATGTGATCTAATCCACTTGTTTTATCTGGCACTGCCTGGCTACCTTCCTTGTAAGTTTGTCTACTTATGCTTTTTAACATGTTTTTACAAGAATTTGCAATAAATAAACTTCTGACTCCTTTAGCTGAGAGTAGTTTTGCATTAACTGCATTAATTCTATCCTTCACTAAGGGATGAGCATTTCTGACTCGCATATTAAATCCTGCATTTTTAAGAATAGATAAATCTGTTACACCTCCTGCACTTGTTCTTCTTTGTTTAGCTGCCGGATCTGGATAGGCAAATATATTATAATCTTTGTACCTGGATTTAATCTCATCTGCTAATTCATTTGTATTGGAGGAATAGATCTGGATCTCATCAAAGATATAGATCTTGTTGTCTACTACTTCTGATATTACAGCTGTCATAGGATCTAAATTGAAATCAATACCTATATGGATGGTTTTCATTTGAGGTTTGTAATCTTTTAACACATTCAGCTCTCTATCAAAGTTGTAGTAAATAGCTCCAGAATAGCTCTCAAAGGTTGCCATATATTCCTGTCTAAATGTTCTTTCATCTAGATCTGCTTTGGCTTGTTCTATTTCTGTAGGTGATACCTGGCCTCCATCTAATGTAGTAAACTGAAATGATTGCCAGTTTTCTGGATCTTCATCTTGCCTGGTAAATAAATTATAACTCCAGTTTCCATATCCTCTTGGAGTTCCACAGAATAAAGCCGGAGATTTTTTATCAGATAAGGTTGCTCTTAATACTTCAGTCCAGGCTGATTCTTTAATATCTGCAAACTCATCCATCACCAGGAAATCTAATCCTACACCTCTCAAGCTATTCTCATTATCTGCACCTCTTAATGAGATAGTAGATTTATTCTTTAGAGTGACTGTTAAATCAGAATGATTAACTTTACTAAGCCATTTATGTTTACGCAGCTTCTCAACTAATTCATCCCAAACTATCTGCTTAGCTTGTCTATAAGTTGGGCCAACATACCAGACCTTTTTGCCGCTATATCGTGCAAACCTACAAAGCTCATTAATGCAAATAAACGTCTTGCCAAATCTTCTTCCGGTTATGAGAACTCTGTATCTTTTATTACATTCAACAACTTGCTTCTGAGGAGCTGTAAGTGGCATTTAATCGTAAGACCAGGGCAAAGGTTGATCTTCTTCTGAGTTATCTATTTGATCTGTTTGGCCTAACATCTGTTTCCCTAACCATATCAAGATAGCTGCTGATCCCTTCTCTGCTGCCTTTAATTGGAGCTGTCTTAATCGGATCTTTCCTTGGCTTCTGCCTTTTATAAGATATTCCGAATAACTCTTTTCCAAAAGATCTGCACTACATCCATAAAAATCTGCAATTTCTTTATTCGTACAGCCATAAGATGCCAGTTTTATCACTTCTTCCTCCTTGATATCGTATACTTTTGGTCTTGCCATTTTATAATCCTTTTTTTCTTTAGCTTGTCTGCTACTTCAGTTTTGTACCACATTGAGGGCAAGTTTTCTCTGTTTTGATTTTCTCTCCTGGTTCTTCCTTATCAAATGTTAAGAAATCTTCAAGTTCATTATTATCAAACCCTGTTATTTCTAGATCCATATTCAGATCTAACATATCAGTAAATTCTTGGTGGAGTAATCCATAATCCCATTCACTATCTTCATTTGTTTTATTATCAGCTATTCTGTATGCCTTTGCTTTTTCTGGAGATAAGTTTGCTATCACTACCGGCACTGTTTGTAGTTTTAATTCCTGGGCTGCAATATATCTGGAGTGTCCTACAATAATTGTTCCAGATGGATCTGTCACGATAGGCTGTTGAAATCCAAAATCTTTAATGGATTGCATAACCTTATTTATGTTTTTCTTTCTCCTGGGATTTTTATCGTAAGGTTTTATATCTGATAAAGGTAGTTGTTTTATATTCATTAATGGTAAGTAACTTGTGGCTTCAGTTCATATCCCATTAGCTGCATTACATACTCCAGGCTTTTTTCTGCATCTTCTTTTGTTTCAAAGACACCATAGTTTACAAAAGCTGAAAATGTACCATCCTTATTATCCACAATGATATAATTTTGAGGTATTTGCATATCTGATTTATCCATAAAACAATTCTACTCTAGATTTATCTCCCTATATTGCAACTATGAATGTATATGGTATTACTAAAAAATCTGTCAATTTTTTTCTTAACTTGTTCAAGTTTGATAATGCTCCTCAAGGTATTGACAAATTCGTAGAAGTAGAATTTAGAGAGCAAGATAGAGAATGGGCCAAGTTGCATTTTATGGCCCATCATAAAAGTTAATCTATTAAGGATTAGCAGCAATATACTCATCCAATTCTCTAATATAGCCCACTGACCAGGATAAAGGTTTCATTCCTTTTCTTCGCATATCTACATCAGAATTAAA